CCTGTTTTTCTGCTTCATCTTCAGCCATGCCACCCCTCATTAACCGCGCCTTTTCGCTAGCCGCGAGCGGGACTGATAAGAGTCTGTCTAAAGCCTCCATCGGTCTGGACAATGTTGTTAAAAGCCCAGGGGTTCTTTTTGCTTGTAAATATTTTTCTAAATTTGATGTACTTAAAAATCCACCTTCCATGTCCACAAAAGTGGGGTCCTTCATCGTCTGCTGGAACATCTTAAAGCCATTAGGCATCGCATTAATTAAATTCTTGTAATATAAGGGAACATCCTTTAAGTATTTAGTCCGCTCTGCCCCAGTTAACATACTTTTAGCGTAGTCAATCGGCGCTTCAAAAAGCATAGTAATTGGTTTGGAGATAAAAGTTTGGAATAAGTTACCATATAGGTTCTTTTCCCAAGATTTTGGGCTGGAAAGCATATTGTTATGCCTGTAAGAATCAATCACCTCCCAAAATGACGGGGGAATTTCCTCAGCCACGGAATCCATAACCTCCCTCATCTTTTGCTCTTTAATCACTGGATCTGTCTCCGCCTGAACTGCCTTCATGCCATCAGTAATCTTTTTTGAGGTCTCTGGTGTCATTTCCGCGTCTTCGCCAAAGGTCCACCATCTCTTGTTAGCCTTCTCGTAAATTCTCCCAATTTTAAGCGTCATTGACTCTGGAGATAACTCTGTCCATAGGTTTGCTGCCTGCACGGTTCTACCCGCCTCAGTTAGTCTTGTTGTTAAAATGTCAGCTACATCAACCGCGGTAGAGTGTCTACCAGCATCCTGAGCGCTTTTTATTAGCTCAATGCCCGTCGCAGTATTCATTTCATTAACGACATCACCTTTTTTAAATGATTCTAAAGCTGACTCAAAATTGTCCTCTACTAATTCTTGTGCTGCCGCCCGTGTTTCTTTATTACTCACAACATCGCGAGTTAGCTCTAGCTCTTCTTGAATTTTTGTCTTTAATTCTGGCTTGGCCTCCTCAGACTCAAGCATTGTTTGTAAAAATTGTCTTTTTGGTTGTCCTGGTCCTAGCGTTGGGCCAGTAGCTCCTGTGGTTGGCTCACTAGTAGTTTTGAACTTTTCAGTTTCTAACTCTAAGGCCGTCTTTATTTCTGGTATTTTTGGTCCTAAAACTGCTGTAGTGTCTATTCCTTTAGCTTGGTTGTAGATGTCGGTTAGATGTCTAGCATAATCGGCTTCTGTTTTATTTAATTTGAATCCAGCATCAGTTCCTTTTTTACGCATTATCCCACTAGAAGTTATTTCATATCCATTCTTAATACTATTATCTATCCAGTCTTTATTTGTCAGCAATTCACCATTAACCCATCTTTGTTGATTCAAGTCTTTTGTTATCTTACCTTTTTGTAATGCTGTCTTATCTTCTGCAAAACCTTTTATATTAATAAATTCCTGTCGTGCCTGTTTTATTTGTTGTTGCGTATCTATTATTTGGTGTTTTGCTTTACTCGCATCACCTTTAAAAATTGATTGTTTCTCCAATAAATTATTCGCTTCATCTATGGATAAAATACTAGAAGTATTTGTTTTTTCATTAAAGATTGCCACATTTCCCTTATAAACTGCATCAACTTCACCTAAATCACCAGATGAGTCAAGAGCAAGTTTGTTACCCTTATGTGCCTTAACAAACTCCTCAGCACTCTTATACTTCTGGGCTTCTTTGATTAGATCGCCTACTTCCAATGCAGATTTAGCTCCAACATTTTGAAGATTACCAACTATGCCAGCATAATTAGTTAGCATTGGATCTGCCGCTCTTTGTTGTTCTTTGCTTGGAAATTCGCCTTGTCCTCGTGAGTGTGCCGTTAAAGCATTGATATATTCAGTAAGTGGTTCTTGCTCTCCTGGTTGAGGGAATACCATTTGTTTAGCAAACTTAATTGCACCAGGATCAGTTGGTTGTACGTGTGTAAGCTGACCATGAGCCTGAATTATATTCTCACTTAAATCAGTTACTTTCTGCCTATAGACAGGATATTTCTCAATAACACGGTTGCCAATTTCAGCAGAAGGTTGTTGAACATATTGCTGGTATTTTTGTTTAACTAAATCCCCAAATTCTGATAGTTTCATCTATAAAGTCCAAGTGGGTCATTGTTCGGTACTCCGCCACCCCCTTGTGGTACTCCCTGAGGTTGCTGTGGTTGTGCTTGAGGCATTGGTGGATTATCCGGTGATAACACCTGATTAGTAATTGGAGTATTCGGATCTTGTTGAGCTTGATCCATTAAATATTCCTGCATATACATTTGAGGGGCTAATTGAACTAGCATAGCTCGCTTGGCTCTCTCTTTAGGCTGCGACTGCTCAGTATCTTCAAAGTAAGTTAACGGATCAGCAAAGCCCAACTTAGCATTTTCAATGGCAGTTCTCTTACGCATAGTTTTATCTACTCCACTAGCTGAGACTACTACTTCCATGCCATCATCAACTATGTCTTGAGTTAGTTTGGCGTGTAATACTTCCCCATCTTTACCTAAAATATGTCTCATGTGAGGTTTGGTGTAAAACAGCTTAATAAACTGCATTGCCCAATCAGACTGCCATTCAGCAGCTGCGTTAATAGTGTCCTCAACCATGTCATCAATTAAAGTAAAGTCACCTTCTCTTGCCATTTGAGATTGACCTAGAGTTGCGTCTGAATCTGATAAGCCTCTGTTCTCAGCATTAACCCCTAACATTTCAAAGCCCTTTTGTCGGTTAATAGACTGAGCGTTAAACTGCTGAGCCGTAGCTGGTTTCTGTTCTATTCTTGAATGAGAGTTATGAATTGAGCTACCCTGTGGTACGTCTAAGCCCAACACTTGATCTATATCATAAATATTAACTTGGTCTAACATAGTCTGATCAATAGCGTTGGTGTCAAACAAATCCTTACCTCTTGACCGAATGTTCATGTCCTGAATAATTGAGCCGTCTTGGTTAATAAAGTCTTGAAACTCCAATGCCTGTTCTACTCTTGAGGTAGCACTAATTGGTTGTTTGCCCATGTTCTCATAAACCATAAAGAAGTACGGCTTTTGGGGGTCTTGAAAGTAGTTGTTGTAAATCACCTCATCTTCTGATTCTCCACTCTGGTCATCAAACATTTGGAAGATTTCATCTTCGGTGTAAGCCTGTTTCTCATCCATCACCTTGCTGAACAACTTAGATCGTCCTTGAAAATCAAAGTAAGGGTTCTTAATCTTCTTTAAAAGTGTATTCCCGTACATCCACATTGTCCCATCAACTCTTTCGGCTTCTTGACCCTTCAGCTTGTACCAGTGAAACCAAACCTCCCACATATTGACCGGTGAAGCTAACTTAGATTCTGAATCTTTCTCATCATCAGTCCAGTTGAACTCATCCTTGATCTCGTCCTCTTTATCGGGGAACATCATAATCATTTCTTTAAGCGTGATCTTAGCTTTCTCAGCAATAAATCTCATCTTATTTGGATCGTTATCTGTAACGGTGTGATCCCAAACAATGTTGTCGGGGTGAACTGAAACATACTCATAGTCGCCAAACTTACCCTTCTCTGGATTCCAAATAGCCTTTAAGACTGAATAAAAATAGAGCGGTTCTAACTTGAATGAAAGTCCTAATAACTTTCTATTAGCTCGTCTCTTGGTATCGTTATTGAAAATGCCAGATAACTGTTCGGCTGGCTTTTTGCTTTCCTGCTCATCATTGCTTGGTTTAACAATTAAGTCTGGCATCCTGGATAAAGCAATGGGTTTTTGTCTTGATAAGCCCTCAAAGATAATATTCTCTTTATAGGGTTTAGCTTTGTTAGATGATTTGTAGAGTGGTTGTTGACCCAAATAATACTCTAGGTTCTTCTGTTGTCTAACATACAGCTTCTCTTTGGTGTAAAAATTAACTGATGCCTGAATACTGTCTTTGATGACTTTGACTAAACTAATGTCATCTAACTCAAGATAGAGTGGGTCTAAAATCTCTTGAGGCTGAGTAAATAAGTCTTTTAGTTCTGGGAGTTCATTGATCATAATAAAAAATCCAGCACTTAGGCTGGATGTAAATAATTAATCCTTTAAAACATTGTAACACATTATATTATGTTAACAAAATAGGTATGGCCACAGCGATGGCATTGAATCTCTAAACACGACGAGTCTAACTCTTGGCTCATGTCGGCTTGTATAATCGCTATGATCCGGTGTTGCCGGTTAAACATGAACGCCCCGCATGACTGGCAATAAAAAGCCCTAGCTTCCCTAGACGGAGACAGCCAAACAGTTGTGCTTTCTGGTGTTAGTCCATCTAACCTAATAACGCGTTTGATACTCTCAGTCTTTATTGACATTATAAGATATTATAATTTCTATACTCAGTATACGAACAATCTTACCTTTTACTCAAGTGACTACTTTTTATACAATAATTATTATGAGACAGTTCCAAAGAACATTTTAGGGTCAACTATGGGCAAACCCCTCTCATCGGTGCCAAGATAAACTTTCTTCTCTCCTTTAAGAGCTGAATAAGAGCCTGGCTTAACTGAAACAAACTTAATCTTCTCAAAGAGATACGCTGCTTGATCCGCGCAATGGTCATCTCCACTTGTGGAATAAGCCTCAACTAAATTTGTATCATGCACCAGCATTGGGATTGATCTAATAACATTAAAACAGTTTTCTGTTATCACCCAATAAGGAATTTTAGTAGCTGGGTTAATACTCAACCATTCGTGCATCATACCGACTCTATTAACTCGAGAGTTGCGCCCTGAATTGCTTCCTTTCTCAATTCTACACCAATTAATTCCTCCGTTTAGTTCCTTCCATTCCTTCTCAATAGTCATTGCGATTGAATTTCCACCAGTCTGAGTTGAGTGCATTGACGGATCAGAGATACACCGCTTGGGGTGCTTGTTCATCTTCACACAGTCATGGTAGATTATTCTCGCCCACTCTCTCGGAGACTTTAGATTCCCATACCACTCACGATAGGTAACAATCTGATTGTATTTTTGACCGTCTTGAGTTTGAAGATTAGACAATGAGTTAAGAGTAGCCGCAAAAGCACTTGTCTTAGCATAGCCCCAGTCCATCCCCAAAATATCAGTTACGTTTTTTCTTGGGATAATTCTTTTAATAACGTGTAAAGATTGTCTCCACTCTGAAAATACCTGACCAGCAAATATCTCCCATTCGCCCTCACGCCACGCCTTACCTAAATCACCAGTAAGCCCCTCAAGATATTCAATGTACTCAATGTTTAAATGTGGATTAGCTTTATAAGTTGCCCCGATAAACCTCGTTTCTTTTTCTCTTTTTTCTCTATGAGGAATAACGTATCTGTCTCTTACAAAAGAATTGCCGCTTAAATAAACCGATCCATTTTGTCTCAAATAAAACCTGTGTAGGTTATCAATTCCCAAACAATATACTTTCCCAGAATATTTTATTTTTTTAATATTCTTCTTTTCAATCCAACCCAGCTTATTTTCTTTAAATGATATGTCATAAGACAATCCTATTCTGTTTTTTCTTTGTCTACTGCTTAAATAAATTCTAAAGCCCATCTTAATTCCCACATCACACATATCATCAGCAAGTTGTTTAGAAATAGTGTAATAATGAATCCCACAACCATCTCCCAACATCATCGTTTCATAAAATAGTTTTAACTGTCTTACTGGAGCTTCTCGCAAAATACGAGGAACAAATTTATCTCTACATTTACCAAAGACAGAAAAATAATCAGCCCATGATTTACTATAAATAACAACAGATGCCCCATTCCAATTATATTTAAACCCACAATTATCTAATAGCTTCTCTATCAATTTTTTCTGTTTTAATTTGGTTTGACTAATCCCAAAATATCCATTGCCAACATATCCCTCAGACAAAAACCACCCCATTAATCTACAATAATTATCGCCACTTAAAAATCTCGGTTGATTTAACTTAGATTTCTTATCTCTCGGTCCAGAATCAAAATATTCAATTTCAATACCAGCCCAAACACCAACTTTTGGTAATCTAGTAACTTCTGGTAAATCTTTGACTTCAATTAAACTTGGTTTATGAAAAACTCTACCATTCTTATTTTTTGTTTCAGTGACTCTCACTATTTTATGTTCAGGAGTACACACAAACCTAGCAGACCAGTTACTAGATTGATAAAGATTTCCGTTATAATCTTCTTTTATTACCTGATCTACTTTTACAAATTTTGTTTCTCCGTCATCATCAGACAAAACATAGTCATCAACTTTAACATCTGATATTTCTATCCACCCTTCAGGAGTTAATACTTGTCCAGATGGTATACAGTGGCCTATTCCCCCTGGGTTGAATGAAGTATAAAGTCTTGGTCTCCAATTTGGTTTAGAAGTACGAAGTGATCCTCTCAACTTAGTGTGTTTATCTTCAGTTAGCTGATTTAACTCCTCAACAATAATAACGTCATACTCAATACCAATGTATTTATCAATATCTCTCTCATCTTTAAATCCTCCTAAGATAATGCGTGAATTATTAGGAAAACTAAGTGTCTGTCCGGTTCTCCTATATTCAACTCTGCCTACCACAACCTTATCAATCAAGTCACTAAATGATTCTTGTGCCGCTACTCCAGTCTGTCTGAGAAATAATCCTTTTAAACCGTTTACTCTTTGACAGTCATCTAATGCTACTTGAGCCAAGATCGCATGGCTTTTACCTGGACCTCTAGCTCCACCCAGTCCAATGTCTACTGGTCCACCCTTACGATCTGCTTCTCTTGCTATTGCGTGAAATTCCCATTGCCAAGGGAGAGGAATGTGTCCTCTGTGTAATAAATCATCTACTTGCTGTCTTGGAGCGTTAAACTTCCTTGCTGTCTCTATGCACTTTGCTAGGTGTTTTTGATTTATTTCCATAAGATTTAGTCAACAATGCACCTATATCAATTTTAAAATCAATCTTGTCCCCACCGCTTGTAAGATCAGTTGACTTTAAATCTGCTACAAATTTAGAAATGATGGTTTTAGCTGCCCCGAATGAAACATTGTCATTCTTTGAATATAAATGAGACCTTAACTTTTCAATAGCCTCTATTGCAAGTGGTCTTAATCTCTCTTTAATTGCCTTATTACTTATTTGTTTACTCTCCCTCTTTTTCTCTTGTATGGTGGTCTCTTTACTTTTTGACATCTGATTTGATATTTAATTTAACATTTAAATACTTGAATTCTTTGTGATTCTTAGTGGTAGGGATGTTTAAGTTCTTAGCTACCTGATGAATCTGTATCTGGTACCAAGCTAAAAACTCTTTGCTAACCTCAATCTCTTTTGGCTTCTTACCAGTCATCTGCTGTGTAAGCATTATGTAGTTTTGTAAGTCTTGGAGAGAATATTGTTCTGGCATAATTTGATTATATCACGTTTTAGATTTTTTAAGTAATTTACCAAACCCAGAATCAACCCATCTTTTTTCTATTGCCTTTTCTCCTGATTTCTCATCTTCAAAGTCCTCCTGAGTTTTGAATGGTATAACGCCTGGTTTAATTCGCTTTTTGAACTTCTTCTTAACCTTAGTTATTAGCACTCTCTCTTGCTCTCTGCTAACAGAGTATCTTCCTATAAAGTAAAAGATAATGCTACTTAGTAGTGTATTCATACGTTATCATTACCCCAAACATTCTTACAATTCTTTACTTTTTCCTTAGTAGTAACCCCTTCTTTTATCATTGCACTAACTTGATTTGGATAAGCCTCTACATATTCCTTACTCAATTCTCCCCCTCTATGACTTTGAAGCAACTCTTTACGGTATTTTCTTCTACCCTCTTTTATTGCGTCGGTAGTAAATTCCAACACTCCCTTATGCCTGTTGCCCTTGTAAACCTCTCCACACTTAGGACACTTCCAAACCCTATAGTCTCTAGTTTCTTCAATTACGTCCCAATTCCCCATTATTGGATAGTGATTATCGCACTTCATATCTTCTCTGGCATAATTATTACTTTTTAATAGTTCTAGCCTTCTCTCTTAATCCATCTCTTACTTTTATAATAACATTTTTGACAAAGATAAACCTTTTTTAATTTTTCCCAGCTACCGCCATGCCTATGATTAACATAACCAGGCATTATAAGTACTCATTTATCAATTCTCTCAAATCATCTTTACTTAGCTTTTTAACATCATCTTTGTGTTGTTGAATATACTTCCAGCGTTTTGAGAATTTACCTTTAAACCAAGTAATTGCGTCATCTGGGTCTTTGTGCCACTTTTGGATATGACAATGATAACAAAGCAATTTCAAATTCATTGAATCAAACTTTAAATTTGGGTATAGCTTTTTACTTTTAACGTGAGAGGTGTGAGAATCATAAACACTTGTTATTTTTTTACCACACCATTGACAAGTATTTTTATCTCGCTGCCGAATATATTTTTTGGTCAATTCCCACAGCTCATTTTTTAGTCTTGTTTTTTCCTTACCGCTAAACTTTTTTAGTCTTTTATTTTTGCTCAAACAGTCTTTGCACTTATGGCTAGTCGGCTTCTCAAAGAATCTAATAGCTCGCTTCCGGCTACATTGGAGACAAACCTTGCTTGTTTTAGTTCGCTTGAGCTGACTAGTTTTAGTATACATAAATAAATACTATCAAATTAGCTAAAATAGTAACAAAACTTAAATAATTAAAATACTTAGCTGCAACTTTTATGAGTCTATGTTTATTATACACCCCGAGTACAGCCAGAGTAATAAGTATCTGATAAGCTATAAAGTACCACGGTTTAATCAATAACACTCTCATCATTGGATTACCTTCAACCCCACACCCACCGATACTCACATTCATTAGAGTAGTGACTATATCTAAGACTCTAGTAAGGATAAATAGTTTAAGTGTTCTAGTCACAAATTCTTTGCCCTTCGCTTTTTAGCTTCAAGGCTTGCTTTTTTAATTCTTATCTCGGTATTTTCCACACGCTTTCTAATAGCCTCTTGTCTGCTTGCCCAATTCTTAGTTTGAAAAATTGGTACTCTTGCTAATTTCTCGGTTATGGTTCTTAATTTTCTAGCTAATTTAATCTTGTCTTTGTGCTTCATAAATCCTTTTTTTCACCCCTAATATATAACCCTTTGCGTTTTTTATCTGATCTAACTAACCAAGTTAAAAGAATTTTACCCTTGAATAAAGCCCTTAAAGCTACTGTAAACCTATTTCTACACGGCATTTGAAGCATATAAGTATCATACCTCTAC